AAATATAAAAATAAAGTCGTTTATGATGCTACAACAGGTGAAATCAGAGATGATAGAAGATTCCTTTCTATGATGGATGATTTCTGGTTACCTAGACGCTCTGATAATAAATCAACAGAAATTACTACATTACCATCTTCTGCTGCATTTGATGATATGTCAATGGTAGAATATTTCGAGAAAAAATTATATAAAGCACTTAATGTTCCATTTTCTAGATTAGTTCAACCCGATAGTGCATTTGATGTTGGTACAAATCAAGTAATTTCTCGTGATGAAATTAAATTTGACAAATTTATCCAAAGATTAAGAAATAAATTTACTGACGTGTTTGATCAAGCATTAAAAGTTCAATGCCAATTAAAAGGTATTTGCTCTGATGATGAGTTTGATGTATACAAACAAGATTTCGATTATGAATTTGTTAGAGATAATAATTATGCTGAAATGAAAGATTCAGAATTATTACAGAATAGATTAAATTTATTGGCAGTTGTTGATCCATATAAAGGCGTTTATTATTCTCAAGAATGGATCCAAAAAAATATCCTTAAAATGGATGACGATGAAATCGAACAAATGCAAAAACAAATTGCACAAGAAATTAAAGATCAAGTATATCCGGACCCAAAATTAATGAATGATCCAATGGCGGGATTAGGCGGAGATCCAGGAGTTCCCGGAGAAGATCCTAATGCTGATCCAGATGGAGATGGTGTACCTAACGATGAAGATGCAAATGATCAAGATCCATCTGTAGGTAGATCTCCTTCAGGAAATAAAAAATCAAATAAACAAGCGCAGAATCCGTACTATGACTAAAACATTACATAAAGATTTACCTCAGGTTCTAATTCTAAAAAGAACTTATGTCCAAAGATTCCCTAACGGGCAACAAGTAGCTTTGTATCACTCGGAGCACTTAAATCAATTTATTACTGTTCCTTTGGACGGTTCTAGCTTTTCTAATACAACAGAATCAGTTTTAGAAAAGTTAACACAAATATCAGAGAATGATGATATAGGAACTATTATATTTGACGACCATTCGGAGTTAAATATAAATAAAGAATGCGCTGATGTAATTTTAAATTTCATCAACAATAATGAAGAATTAGCAGAAGAATTACACGTTTCGGATAAAAGTTTCTTAGAAATTTTGGAACAGGCTGCTCAATTACAATCAACAGATTTATCGGAAGAATCTGGTCAATAACAGGAGTTAACAAACGATGAAATTGTTAAATGAGTTTACCGAAACAGAAGTTCTTGTAGAAGAAGCTAACGGTAAAAAGAATCATACTATTAAAGGTTATTTCATTCATTGTAATGAACAAAACAGAAATGGTAGAGTTTATGTAAAAGAGCATATGCTACCTGAAGTAACAAGATATAAAAGAGATTATATTGATACTCGTAGATCTTTAGGTGAATTGTCTCACCCAGAAGGACCGCAAATTAATCCAGATAAAGTATCTCACCTTATTACCAAATTGGATTTTGATGATCACCGTTGTTATGGTGAAGCTAAAGTTTTAGATACTCCCAATGGAAATATCGTAAAATCATTTATTGATGCTGGCGTAAATTTTGGCGTATCAACAAGAGGATTGGGTTCTATCAAAGAATCTAATGGAATTAAATACGTCCAACCAGATTTTCGTTTAGTAACAGTTGATATTGTATTAGATCCATCAGGTAAAGATTGCTATGTTGAAGGTTTAATGGAAGGAAAGGAATGGATGTTTATTGAAGGTAAAGGTTGGATTGAACAATATCTTGAAGAATCAAGAGATACTTTAAGAAAACTTACAGCTAAAGAAGTTGAACCGATGGCTCTTAAAATCTTCGAAAACTTTTTAAGAAAACTTTAATACAAAATTTAATTTATATAAATAATTATTATAAAAATCTAATAGGAGATATTTGATGTCACAAGATAAAAATTTAAATCTTTCTGAAGCTGCAATGGATATTCTAAACGGCAACAGAAAAGACAAAGGCGCTAAACAAGATAAATTTGGCGAAGGCGAAAAATTACATGATACAGTTAATAAAACAACAGGTTATGATGTAGGAAATGCTGATTGGGAAAAATTGAGTGTTGAAGCTCCATCTGCAACTCCTCCAGGTCAAACACCACCTGTTGGCGCTGAACCAATGAAAAAATTAGCTCCACAACCAGCTGAAGCTTCTTCTAAAGTTGATACAAAAGTAAATCTTCATCCTAAAAAAGGTGTTAATGAAGAAGGCGAACCAGACGAAGATGAAGAAGAAGTAAACGAAGATATCGCAGCATTAATGGCTGGCGAAAACTTATCAGAAAGTTTTAAACGTAAAGCATCTGCTATTTTTGAAGCTGCTGTTAAATCTAAAGTTGGTGAATTAGCTGAAGAATTAGAAGCGCATTATGTTGCGCAATTCGAAGAAGCTTATGAAGATATGAAAGAAGATTTCACTGATAAAGTTGACGAATATTTAGATTACGTTACTGAATCGTGGATGGAAGAAAATAAATTAGCAGTTGAATCAGGTTTAAGAACTGAAATTGCAGAAGGCTTTATTGAGTCTTTAAAAACCGTATTCGAAGAACACTATATCGATATTCCTGAAGAAAAATTCGATGTAGTAGAAGAATTAGCTTCTAAAGTAGAGGCATTAGAAAAACAAGTTAATGAAGAAATGAATAAAAACATTAACTTGAAACAAAAATTGTCAGAACAAAAGAAAGTTGAAGCTCTTCACGCAGTATGTGAAGGATTAACATTATCTCAAGCTGAAAAAATTAAAACTATCGCAGAGAGCGTAGAATTTGTAAGCGAAGATGATTTTGTTACACAAATGGAAGATATTAAAGAATCTTATTTCTCAGCATCTACCGTTAAACCAGCTTCTATCGAATCTTTAAATGACGTTATTGACTTAAATGAAGAAGTAAAACCAGCAAAAAGAGTTGATCCAACAATTGCTGCTTATGCTTCACGTATTTCACAAACAATTTTAAAATAAAAATAAAAATTTAAGGAGTTTATCTAAATGGCTTTATTAAACGAAGAATTGCAAAATAAATGGAGTCCAGTTCTGGATCATCCAGAATTAGCAAAAATTACTGATCCATACAAAAAAGCAGTTACTGCAATTGTATTGGAAAATCAACAAGCAGCGATGGATTCAGATCGCGAAACATTGATGGAAGGAACACCAACTAATACAACTGGTGGTATTTCTAACTTCGATCCAATTTTAATCAGTTTAGTACGTCGTGCTTTACCTAACTTGATTGCATATGACGTAGCTGGCGTTCAACCAATGACTGGTCCTACTGGATTAATCTTTGCTTTACGTTCACGTTATGGCGCTCAAGGTAACGGTACATTCCCTAACGGTGGCGGTAACGAAGCATTCTATAACGAAGCTAATACTATTTTCTCTGGTATTATCGGCACAGGTGGTTCAACTACTACAGGTCAAGCGAATTCAGCTGTAGGTTCTACAGGTCCATTAGCTAATTCAGCTTTTGATACTGGACAAGCAATGACAACTGCTATGGGTGAAGTATTAGGCGATGGTGCTGGTACTGTATTCGGCGAAATGTCAATTTCAATCGAAAAAGTTACTGTTTCTGCTAGAACTCGTGCATTGAAAGCTGAATACAGCTTAGAAATGGCTCAAGATTTGAAAGCAATTCATGGTTTGGATGCTGAAACTGAATTATCAAACGTTTTATCTACAGAAATTCTTGCTGAGATGAACCGCGAAGTAATTCGTACAATCTATACAGTAGCTAAAGCTGGTGCTCAATTCGGTACAGTTACTCCAGGCGTATTCGACTTAGATACAGACTCAAATGGTCGTTGGTCAGTTGAAAGATTTAAAGGTTTGATTTATCATATCGAAAGAGAAGCTAATCAAATCGCTAAAACAACTCGTAGAGGAAAAGGTAACATCTTAATCGTTTCTTCTGACGTTGCTTCTGCTCTAGCAATGGCTGGTGTATTACAATATACTCCTGCATTATCAGCTGATTTACAAGTTGATGATACTGGTAATACATATGCTGGTTTGTTACATGGTCGTATCAAAGTTTATATCGATCCTTACTTCGGTGGTTCATACCAAAACGTTGAATTATGTACAGTTGGTTATAAAGGTACAAGCCCTTATGACTCTGGTTTATTCTACTGCCCATACGTTCCTTTACAAATGGTTCGTGCAGTTGATCCAGGTACTTTCCAACCAAAAATCGGCTTTAAAACTCGTTATGGTTTAGTAGCAAATCCATTCGCTGAAGGTACAACCCAAGGTCAAGGTTTGATTACTCCACGTAGCAACAACTATTACAGAATCTTTGCTGTGAAAAACTTAATGTAATTTAGTTTTGTTTCATGGATGAAACAAAAAAGGGAGCTTCGGCTCCCTTTTTCTACTTGGAAGTTTAGAAAAAACTATCTAAACCAAAAGACGTGGATCTTTGATATTTACCTCCACTGGTATCTCGTAAACGTAATTCAGCATGACCTGTAGTTTCACGAACATATTTTGTACATAAATCAGGAAATCTACGAACCAAATCATCAGCACTTTTATCAATACGCTCAAGAGTTCGTTCAACTTGCATTCCTCCATCTTCAGTATAATATTTTGATATAACAGTAATATTATCTAATCGCGAAACTGACCCATCAAGAACATAATGTTGAAGAGTTCTTTCAAAATCTTCTTTGTCACATAATTGAACCATACGATCTTGATGTTTATCGTTAATGCAGCCCCACAGCGACCCAATGCAGTAATATAAACCAGTCTTAGGGGTATAACTCATAAAAAATGCATTAGACGCTGCATAGACACCACAGAGCTTATTTTCGTTCTCCTGCATAATATTATACATTGGCTCAAATACTTCTTTATGGATATCTTCAATTGGCTCCATTTTCTTTTCATCAGCAGGAGCTTTGCGCATAATACTCGATAAATCATCATCAAAATTTACAACAAATTCCCCCTCATCGTAATAATTTCTAATAAAGTTTCTAATTGGTCCCATACCAACAACACCCACAACAATATTTTTGTTATAAATGTTATCTTTTAATGATGTTTCGTATGCAGTCTTTTCGACATCATTAGCAACAAAGATTGTTACTGTACTTGGATCTACATTATATTTCTCTAATACACTTAAAGTTTTATCTCTAAGCGTATCAGATCGTTTATACGAAGGAATTGCAATATTCAATTTCATAATCTACCCTTTAATTTTAACTAAAAATAATATAAATATATTATACTATATTATACTATATTATTTTGATATTGTAAAGCAAAAAAAAATGCTTATCACGATCCTGGCAGATCTATAAGCTCTAAACATTCGTTTTAACATTCATAGAGAATATCAATGCCCAGCAAAAATATTTATACAAATAAAAATAAATTTACCTTAAACTATTATGTTTATGCATACATAAGAACAATCGATTCAAAAACAGCAAAAAGCGGCACGCCATATTATATAGGAAAAGGTATAAAAAATAGAGCATTTAAAAAACACGGAAAAGTTCCTGTTCCTAAAGACAAAAATTATATAGTTTTTGTTGAAACTAATTTAACAGAAATCGGTGCATTAGCTATAGAACGAAAATTAATTAAATGGTATGGAAGAAAAGATTTAGGAACAGGAATTCTATTAAATAGAACTGATGGCGGAGACGGGATATCAAATCCATCAATATGTATTCGTAAAAAAATATCTATAGGGCAAAAAAATAGAATAATATCTGACAGCGAAAAACAAAATACAGCAAAAAGAATGATCGGTAATACATATGGAACTGGGAAAAATTTAAAAAACACTAATGCAGCAGGAAAAAGGTCAAAACAAGCTATAGAAAATTCAGCTTTAGCGCATAGAAAAATTTATAATATAATTTCTCCTAATGGAAAGAATTATTTTATTTTAGGGTTAAAACAAATATGTAAGAAATTAAATTTAAATTATAGTGGTATGTTAAATGTATCAAGAGGAATAAAATTACACCAAAATGGATGGAAATGTATTAAGGTTGGGAAGATACAAGATTTCCCCAACCTTAATTTAACTTCTCTAGAAGAAATCTTCTAATCCATTACATTCGTTTGCAGATTTTAACCAAGGGTGACGTTCAATTAACCATTTTTCTCCAACGTCGCCTTTTGCTTTTAAGAAATCATACCATTCTTTTGCTGCAGAATAATTATAGTTTTTATCTGGAGTATCAGCCCACATTCCAGGAGTAATACCATTCCAACGATATCTTTGGTTTGGATGATTTGGGTTTAATCTGCGACTATCAATAAATTCTCTTCTTGCATCTTCATAATCATAAGACCCAAGTTCTAACATTTTTTCATGAAAAAAGGCTATAATAGAAATTCTTTCTGAATTTGGATCATTCTTTATCATTTCAGTATTGCCATGCAAACCTGCTTGATTATTTACTAATAATAAATCAGTAGGTCTAATATCAACTGCATACCCAATTTCAGGAAATACCAAATAACACCCAGAATAGTCATCATTATTGCTAATTACACAAAGATTAGCAAACCCGTTTTCCATATTAGCAGGATCGTAATGACCCGCTGTTCTAAAGTCTCTATTTACTGTAATTGTCGTAAATGGAGTATCCGGTACAACAAATCTTTGATCGATCGATTCTGCAGCACGTTTTTGATTACCATAACGCCATGGCAGCATATCTTTAAAACCTTTAGCTAAAGATTGTAAGAATGGATATGATTTAGCAAACTTTTCTAAGTTATCTCTCGTATATGTAGTTGGTCTACCAAAAGGGATCCTAGGATATCTATCATACCACCCAGCAATACCAGAATTTACGACATTAGCATAAGTCGTTTTACTAATCAATTTATCTAATACTCGTTGAGCTTCAGCTTTTGCTTCATCAATAGTTAATGCGCATAATTTATCGATAAAGTCATTAAATACAAATTTCTCAGCTCTAATTTGCTCAGTCAACCAGACGACACCACGACTATCATCAGATTTAAGATTTTTATACTTAGCTCGTATTAAATCAACATCTGCCTTTGGCGTATATCCGCCAAATACTGAAGTCGAATTTTTATGTGCAAAGAATTCTAATAAATCAAATTGTTCATCAGTAACCCATTCTCTTCCTGCGCATGTAGCAGTTCTTGGACCACCAGCCATTCCTCTATTTTGAGTTTCAACAGCTGCATCTCG